ACCAAGTTCAAGGATGCGCTGCTGGGCGTGGTATCAGTAGATCGCTTATACCACCCAATCAAAAACTACCTCAGCGCCCTTAAATGGGATGGCATGGAACGGCTGGATACGCTGCTGGTTGACTATCTCGGCGCTGAAGATACACCTTACGTCCGGGCAGTTACGCGAAAAACGCTGGTAGCGGCCGTGGCACGGATTTATCGGCCGGGGACAAAATTCGACTCCATCCTGGTACTGAACGGCTCTCAAGGCATCGGCAAGTCAACGCTGTTTTCCAAGCTGGGCGGACCTTGGTATTCCGACTCGCTGTCTATCTCCGATATGAAGGACAAGACAGCGCCGGAGAAACTCCAGGGCTATTGGATCCTGGAGCTTGGCGAGCTGGCCGGCATCAAGAAGATGGACGTGGAAACGGTCAAATCGTTCATTACCCGAACAGACGACAAATACCGGCAGTCCTATGGCGTATCTGTGGAAAGCCATCCGCGCTCCTGCATCATTGTCGGTACCACCAACTCGGATGGCGGTTTCCTGCGGGACATCACCGGCAACCGTCGATTCTGGCCTGTGCGCGTCATGGGGCATGGGAAGCATTATGCCTGGGAGCTTTCCGAGGTAGACCAGATCTGGGCTGAGGCGATTGAACGCTATCAAGCCCATGAGGAGCTTTTCCTTAAGGGCGCTCTGGCTGAGGAGGCTGTCACACAGCAGCGGGATGCCATGGAAAGCGACGACCGTGAGGGCTTGGTTGCTGAATACCTGGAGGTTTTGCTGCCGGATGGCTGGGACAAGCTGGACCTCTACCAGCGCCGCAACCATCTCAATGGCGGCGAGTTTGGCGAGCCGCTCAAGGCTGGCACCGTCAAGCGGAGCCAGGTCTGCGTCATGGAGATCTGGTGCGAGTGCTTCTGCAAGGCCAGAGAATCCATCCGAAAGGGTGACTCCTATGAAATCGAAGGCATCTTGAATAAAATCGGCGGCTGGAAAAAGTTTGACGGCAATAAGACCGGTAAAAAGCATGTGCCGCTGTATGGACCTCAACGGGTGTTTGTTCGTTCCGAAGGGGAGGTGTAGCGCATGCCCATGAAGCTTATCGGGGGCAAGGCACATACGATGGGCAAAGTCGCAAGCCCCGAATTTACCAGGGTTCAAAGCGTGCTTGTTCCCATTGTGCCAATCACTCATCTATTCAATGTTGTAGTTATAAGTAGTGAGGGAGTAATAGGCACGGTTAAGCGCATATACGCGCGTAAGAGTTTTAACTGCTTGGGCATAGACATGGGCACAGGGAGGTTCTGATGCGTGAAAAATTGACGGAACAAAAGCTGGTTCGGGCGGTGAAGAATGCCGGTGGGATTGCTGTGAAGTTTGTCTCGCCTGGGTTTGATGGAATGCCGGACCGCCTTCTTCTTTTGCCGGGTGCAAAAATAGCCTTCATTGAGGTGAAGGCGATGGGCTGTAAACCACGGCCCTTGCAGAGAAAAAGGCATGAGTTGTTAAGGGCCTTGGGCTTTTCGGTGTTTGTGCTAGATGATGAACGGTTGATTGGGGGGATCATCGATGCAATACAAGCCTCATGACTATCAGGCTTTTGCTACCGAGTATATCCTCCAGCATCCGGTTGCCGCGATCCTGTTATCCATGGGCTTGGGCAAAAGCGTGATCACCTTGACAGCGCTGTTCGATCTGTGTCTGGACAGCTTTGAGATCGGCAAAGTGCTGATCATTGCACCTTTACGTGTCGCCAGATCGACCTGGCCCGAGGAGATTCAGAAATGGGATCACCTGCAGGGCCTAACCTACAGCGTGGCAGTCGGTTCGGAAGTCGAACGGAAAACGGCGCTGCGGCAGCAGGTCAGTCTGCACATCATCAACCGGGAAAACGTGCAGTGGCTGGTGGAACAAAGCGGCCTGCCGTTTGACTACGACATGATCGTGGTCGATGAGCTGTCGTCCTTCAAATCTTACCAGGCCAAACGCTTCCGAAGCCTGATGAAGGTCCGGCCCATGGTCAAACGTGTCGTCGGGCTCACCGGCACCCCTTCCGCCAACGGTCTGATGGATCTCTGGGCAGAGTTCCGGCTGTTGGATCTGGGCAAACGCCTAGGGCGATTCATCACCCATTATCGGGATGAGTTCTTCACTCCGGATAAACGAAACGGACAGCAGATTTTCACCTACAAACCGAAACAAGGAGCTGAGGATGAGATTTTCCGGCGGATATCCGACATCACCATCTCCATGAAAAGCACCGACTACCTGCACATGCCGGAATGCGTCATGAACGAGATGCACGTCGAGCTTTCCTCTACAGAACAGGAGGCTTATACGAGGATGAAACAGGATCTGGTTGTACAACTGCGGGACGGAGAGATAGATGCCGTTAACGCTGCGTCGCTATCCGGCAAGCTTTGCCAGATGGCCAATGGCGCTGTGTACGGGGAAGATCATCAGGCGGTTGTGTTTCACGACCGAAAGCTGGACGCGTTGGAGGATCTTCTCGAAGCAGCGAACGGCAATCCCGTGCTTATCGCTTATTGGTTCCGGCATGACCTGGAACGGATTCGGAAACGGTTCGCGGTACGGGAGATTCAAACCAGCCAGGACATCAACGACTGGAATACCGGTAAAATCCCCATCGCCATCATCCATCCTGCCTCCGCCGGTCATGGACTGAATCTGCAGGCGGGCGGTTCAACGCTGATCTGGTTCGGGCTGACATGGTCGCTGGAGCTTTACCAGCAAACCAATGCCAGGCTCTGGCGGCAGGGCCAGCAGGCGGATACGGTCATCATCCACCACATCATCACCAAGGGTACGATCGACGAACAAGTCCTGAACGCGCTGCAGTGTAAGGACAAAACGCAGGCCGCCCTGATCGACGCGGTGAAGGCACAGCTGGAGGTGCGACAGTGATCGCCGACAGCGGGTACCGGGATCTGGCGGACGCCATCATCTTGCAGGCGGTGACGGATTACCGCCGTGCGTACTGGAAACTGCGCCTGTGCAAGCATCACAAGGAAGCACAGGAAATCATAGCGGAGTGCGAAGTTTTTTTCCGATCCACATGGTTCTCGACGTTATGTAATCTGGATGGAGAACAGCTGCTGCAGGATCTCAAACGGGAAATGAAATGACAGGAGGGCTGTTTATGACAGCAAAGGAATACTTGAACCAAGCCTATCGTCTCGACCAACGGATTACCAGCAAACTGGCGCAGGTCGAATCGCTCCGCTCCCTGGCCCAGCGGGTCACGTCCGCCTATGACAGCGAGAAGGTATCCCATACCCGAAACGTCACCGCCATGGAGGATACGATTCACCGGCTGATGGAGGCAGAGGCGGAGCTCAACGATACGATCGACGCGCTGGTCGATTTGAAGCGCGAGGTGTACGCCACGATCCAGAAGGTGAAAAGCCCGGAGTTTCAGCTGCTGCTGGAGCAGCGGTACCTGTGCTATAAAAGCTGGAGTGAGATCGCCGCCTGCCTGAATCTGGAGGAGCGCTATGTCTACAAGGTTCACGGGCGCGCGCTGCAGACCGTCGAAAAAAATATGGAAACGGTGCAAAAAGACATGAAAAGACAGTATAAGACACCCGCCCCGGTATGATATGGTATACTCGGCAAAGCAGAATCCAGAAGCCTTCGCGGGTAAACCGCGGAGGTCATTTCTTTGGGAGGACCTATGACCGCACAGCAATTTATCCGTTCCCTGAAGCCCTATCGTGGCAAGCTGCCCGTCCAGACAATCCGAACACTCCGCGGGCAGGCACTGGCGGGCGATGTGGAAGGTGCCAGGCGCGGGCTTGCCCGGCTGTTGCATGCAACGACCGCAAAACGTTATATTACTTGACTTTGTTGCCTACCCGAGTGATGAATGTCATACCCAAATCAAAGGAGGTATGATCATGATTCTGGAAACGAACACCACAGACCGCAAGGCGCTGGTGCACCACATCGCTGAGATCCTGAACACTAAACCCGAATACGCTGGTATGCCCACCTGCGCCTACCATATTGGCGCGGTGACCATCGACAAGCAGGGAAACATCATCATGGAGGACGCGGAGATGCCGGAAGCCCTGAAGCCCTTCCTGATTGAACAAGGATATCTTGTGGAGGAAGGAACGAAGGTTCCCGAACGGATGGAGATCAGCGTTCCTGCGTCAATGACGATCGAGGCACTTACGAATCTGATCTTCCTGCTGTACAGCAAGCAATACCTGTTGAACCGATCTGTCGGGAGCGGATTTCTTGTCATCCCGGACACGCTGGTCAGCCGCTTGCAGGAGTACCGGCCGGACAGCCCGGAGGTGTTCTCCGGACTGCTGAACGAGTACCGCGAACAAGGTTCTCTGGATGGCTTTGATTACCGGGATGGAAAAGCCACGCTGAGCTTCCCCTTTGACGAGCAACGTCCCGAGCTCTGGGCAGCCTACGCCAACCTATTGAACCGCATCGTCATAGCTGTTCAGTGCGCCAACCGAGTACAACCAAAGCTGCAGAAGCCTGAGAACGAGAAATACTTCATGCGTTCCTGGCTCCTGCGCCTTGGATACGGTGGCGAGGATATGAAAACGGAACGTAAACTGCTGCTTTCCAACCTGAACGGGTCAGCTGCCTTTCCCACTCCGGAGGCCGCTGAACGTCACAAGGAGAAATACGCTGAGCTTCGCCAGCAAGCAAAGACCAAACAGCCGGAGGAGTAACACCTATCCCCTTAGGGGTGGGGGGCCTCCAATCGCTGTCAACGCTTCGACGGAGACCGCAGCCCCCTCTCGCGTGAGTTTCCGCGAAATTCGGGGAGGGGGGTATCAACCAAATATTGACTCAGCAGCCGCTTAATGCAGCGGCTGTTTTCCTGTCCACCAAAAAACACCGGAGGATACACCATGAACACAGCCATGAACCTGCAGCGGATCCCTGTTGAGCAGCTTAAGCCCGCACAGTACAACCCGCGGAAAGACCTGAAACCAGGCGACCCCGCCTATGAAAAGATCAGACGGAGCCTGAACACCTTCGGGTACGTGGACCCGGTGATTTGGAACGAGGCGACAGGAAACATCGTAGGCGGTCATCAGCGCTTCAAGGTGCTGGTAGCCGAGGGCGCGACAGAGATCGACTGCGTAGTGGTGCATATCGAAAACCCGCAGGACGAAAAAGCGCTCAATGTTGCGCTCAACAAAGCCGTCGGTGAATGGGAGCCCGTGGCCCTGGCCGATCTGCTCGCCGACCTGCAGACGTCCGGCTACGACGTGGGCGCGACAGGGTTTGACGCCGCCGAAATCGACGATCTGTTTTCCAAGGTCCATGACAAGGATGTGCAGGATGACGACTGCGCGATTGACCCGGACGCCATTACGCCCTTCGTGCAGTCGGGTGACCTCTGGACACTGGGCAGGCATCGGATGCTCTGCGGCGACGCCACCAATGAAGCCGACGTGCACCGGCTCATGGACGGCGTCAAAGCCAACCTCGTCGTGACCGATCCCCCTTACAACATAGCATACGAAAGCGCGGATGGAAAAACCATTCAAAATGACAATATGTCGGACAGCAAATTCTATGAGTTTCTGCTGTCGGCGTTTCGGAACATGGCGGCGCATATGGCTGAAGGCAGTTCTGTGTACGTCTTTCACGCGGATACCGAGGGGCTCAACTTCCGGCGTGCGTTTCAGGAGGCAGGCTTCCATATCAGCGGTGTGTGCATTTGGGTAAAGAACGCGCTAGTGCTGGGCCGCTCACCCTACCAGTGGCAGCATGAGCCGATATTGTTCGGCTGGCTGCCCAACGGCAAGCATAAATGGTTCTCAGACCGAAAACAGTCCACTATCTGGAACTTCGACAAGCCCAAGCGCAGCGCGGAGCATCCGACCATGAAGCCCGTGCCGCTGCTGGCATATCCCACTAAAAACAGCTCCGCCCCCAACGGCATCGTGCTGGACACCTTTGGCGGCAGCGGATCGACGCTGATCGCCTGTGAGCAGACGGACCGCATTTGCCGGATGATCGAGCTGGATCCCAAGTACGCCAGCGTCATCGTGCAGCGGTTCCACACCGATTATCCGGACGCGCCTGTCAGCGTGCTCCGCGGAGGGGAGGTGCAATCCTATGAGGAGATAGTGAAGTAACAGCAGAAAGGAGGTGTAGCCGTTGGCCACGCGCGGCAGAAAACCAAAGCCCACCGCAATCAAAATGCTGGAGGGAAATCCGGGCAAACGTCCGCTCAACGTAAAAGAGCCCACCCCGCCCAAGGGGAATATGAAGTGCCCGGTCTGGCTTCTGCCCGAAGCGAAAAGAGAGTGGAAACGGCTGGCCTCCCCGCTGGAAGCGATGGGTGTGTTGACCATGGTCGACCTGACGGCCTTTGCCGGCTATTGCCAGGCATATGCCCGCTGGCGGGAAGCCGAGGAATTCATTACCCAGCATGGATCCATCTTCAAAACCCCTTCTGGGTATGTGCAGCAGGTGCCGCAGGTATCCATTGCGCAGCAGAACCTGAAAATCATGCAGTCCTTCTGTACGGAGTTTGGCCTGACGCCCGCAACCCGCGCACGCATCATCGCGGCCGGCGGCAAGGATGACGGGATGGCAGAAGATCCGATGGAACAGCTGCTGAAGGGAGGCTGGCAGCATGGCATTCAGTGAAGAAAAGGCAAACCGTGTCATTGGCTTTATCGAATGCCTGCGGCACACCAAGGGCGAGTTTCATGGGAAGCCGTTTCTGTTACTGCCCTGGCAGAAGAAAATCGTCACGGATGTGTTCGGGACCATCCGGGAAGAGGACCTCAGCACCCGGCAATATTCCAGCGCCTATATCGAGATCCCCAAGAAAAACGGAAAAAGCGAGCTGGGCGCGGCGCTGGCGCTCAATATGCTGGTCAATGACGACGAATGGAAGGCTGAGGTGTATTCCTGCGCGTCCGACCGGCAGCAGGCGGCCATCGTGTTTGATGTGGCCGTTGACATGGTCAAACAGTCCCCGGCGCTCAGCAGGCGCATCAAGATCATCCCCTCCACGCGACGTATGGTATATCAACCCACGGGGAGCATTTATCAGGTGCTGTCCTCGGAGGTCGCCACCAAGCACGGTCTGAACGTCAGCGCTTGTATCTTTGATGAGCTGCATACCCAGCCCACCCGCGCGCTCTACGATGTGATGACGCAGGGTTCCGGTGACGCGCGCAGGCAGCCGCTGTGGTTCTTCCTGACAACCGCGGGTACCGACCGCAATTCCATCTGTTGGGAAGTGCATCAGAAGGCGATCGATATTCTGGAGGGCCGGAAGGCGGATCCCCGCTTCTATCCGCTGGTGTATGGCCTGCCGGATGACGCCAACTGGCAGGATGAGCAGAACTGGTACAAGGCGAACCCGTCGCTGGACTGCACCATTTCCATTGACAAGGTGCGGGATGCCTTCCGCAAGGCGGTGGAAACGCCGGCGGATGAGAACATGTTCCGCCAGCTGCGCCTGAACCAGTGGGTGAAACAGTCTGTACGCTGGATGCCCATGGATCGCTGGGACGAATGCGGCGGTGTAGTGATACCTGCGGAGCTGGAAGGTCGGGCTTGCTACGCCGGGCTGGATCTTTCCAGCACCTCCGACCTCACAACGCTGGTACTGGTGTTTCCCCCGGAAGACGAGGAAGAGCCATATACTGTGCTGCCATTCTTCTGGCTGCCGGAGGAAACGCTGCCGCTGCGCGTCCGCCGCGATCATGTCATGTACGATGTATGGGAGAAACAGGAGTTTATCAAAACCACCGAAGGAAACGTGGTGCATTACGGGTTCATCGAGCAGTTCATTGTGCAGCTGGGCGAGCGTTACAACATCCGGGAGATCGCCTATGACCGGTGGAACGCCACCATGATGGTGCAGACGCTGGAGGATGACGGATTCATCATGATCCCCTTTGGGCAGGGGTTTAAGGATATGAGCCCTCCCACCAAGGAGCTGATGCGAATTGTACTGGAACGCAGGCTCAACCATGGCGGGCACCCGGTGCTGCGCTGGAACATGGACAACACCTTTGTGCGCACCGACCCGGCGGGCAACCTCAAGATTGACAAGGAGAAATCCACCGAGAAGGTGGATGGCGCGGTGGCGCTGGTGATGGCGCTGGATCGGGCGATGAAGAACCAGAACGGAGGCTCCGTGTATGACGAACGGGGTCTCCTTTTGATTTGAGGTGATAATATGCCACGCAAGCCAAAACGCCCATGCCGCTATCCGGGCTGCCCGAACCTGTGCGACAACGACGTGTATTGCCCGGAACACGCCGCATATTCCAATGATCGCCTACGAGGTGGCGCGAACGCGCGTGGTTATGACAGCCGATGGCGCAAGGCCCGTGCGCTATTCCTGCGGCGACATCCGCTCTGTGCGGAGTGTAAACACCAGGGAAAACTGACACCAGCGACCGTGGTTGACCACATTATCCCGCACCGGGGTGATATGACGCTTTTCTGGGATGAAAGCAATTGGCAGCCCCTTTGCAAGGACTGCCATGATCGGAAAACAGGCAGTGGATTATAACCCTATTGCGGGGTGAAGATGACAAATCTCATCACTTGAAGTGATTACCTGAATGCTTTTTTCTGGACCTGCACACACAAGTATCGTTATCTCCATGATCATCATCATACCAGAACATGATTAACGTACCCTTTGGTCGCAAGCCATAAATACGTTTGGTGCCCTCAATGCGAAGAGAAAAAATATAATCTTCCGCAATGCTTAGTTCTGCCAATCTGGCTTTTGCACACTTATTCAAACTGTCCACTTCAACAAAATGATTTTCTTTCCCCTCGATCTCTCCCCATGTTTGCGTCTCATATGCTTGCAATTTCGGATAGATCTTGTCCCAAAAAATGTCACTTATACGATTTTTTGTTATTGCCCAACGACCCTCAACATCACAACGCTTAAAAGCCCATGATGGATTTTCACGGGCTATAGCATCAGGCTGTTCGATTATCTTTGCTTTATTAGAGTGACCCATAGTACGATTTCATGCTTTCCTTTGTTATAACATTTACACAATTATATCCATCTGGAATTCCATTTCTTGCTTCATTCCACGGTTTTTCCAAATGAGTAAGCGTACTTAACCATTGCGGATCTTTATCACCATATGTTTCCAAAACGGAATCAATATTCCTTTTTTGTTTATTTGAAAGACCTTCCTTTGATGCTTCGTATTTTGGTATGTCACATACGCTTATGTTAAATTTTCCGCTATGGTAATCATATAGTTCGCGACAAACTGGGCCATTTGTCCATGCTTGAAAATCCTCATTGAACAAAGGTTTATCCCAAACAAGAGACCAAGCTTGAGCGTAGTAACAAAGTTTTTGCAGTTTCATGGTTGTCATTTTTCCCTTTTTATCAAGGATATATCTGGCAACATCAAGTATTGTGCCCATAGCGGCCTCCTTCAAAAAGTATTTATTCTTGACTATCCTTAATATATCACTAAACAACTTCATGTGTAAACACCCAATTTTACTACTACGGAGGAAAAATGAAAAATCCACTCTTTGGCTTGTTTCATTCACGTGACAAGCCTCAAAACAGCGTCAGCGCCGCGCCGGTATTCTATTTCGGCTCCAGCGGCTCGGGCCAGTCGGTTACGGTGCGCTCCGCCATTCAGGTATCCGCCGTGTACGCCTGCGTCCGCGTGATCGCGGAAACAGTTGCCAGTCTCCCACTGCACGTGCACCGGAATACGGATACAGGTAGCGTCAAGGCTCTTGAGCATCCGCTATACCGCCTGCTGCATGACGAACCCAACACGGAAATGACATCGTTCATTCTGCGGGAAACGATGCTTTCGCACCTGCTGCTATGGGGCAACGCCTACTGCCAGATTGTCCGCAACGGCCGAAATCACATCGTGGGGCTGTACCCGCTGCTGCCCGACCGCATGGAAGTGGACCGCGGTAGTGATGGCAGGCTCGTGTACACCTACACCACCACCGATGGCAGACGGGTCAAACTCCCACCCGAAATGGTGCTGCATATCCCCGGACTCGGTTTCGACGGTGTCATGGGCTATAGCCCCATCGCTCTGGAACGCAACGCGATCGGGCTGGGGATCGCCGCGGAGGAATACGGAGGCCGGTTCTTTGCCAACGGTGCGACGCCCGCCGGTGTGCTCACACACCCCAACACGGTGAAAAGCCCCAAGGCACTCCGGGAAAGCTGGAACGCGGCTTATGGCGGTTCCTCCAACTCAGGGAAGGTCGCCATTCTGGAAGAGGGCATGAAGTTTGAACGGATCTCCATGCCCAACAACGAGGCGCAGTTTCTGGAAACCCGTAAGTTTCAGGTGGACGAGATTTGCCGCATCTTCCGGGTGCCGCCCCATCTGGTGGGCGATCTGGAGCACGCCACGTTTTCTAACATCGAGCATCAGTCCATTTCCTTCGGTGTCCACACGATTCGACCATGGTTGGTCCGCATAGAACAGTCCATGAACCGCGCTCTGTTCTCCGAAAGCGAGAAGGGGCGCTTTTTCATACGGTTCAACATGGACGGGCTCATGCGCGGTGCGTACAAGGAACGCATGGAAGGCTATGCAATTGCCCGGCAGAACGGCTGGATGAGCGCTAACGATATCCGTGAGCTGGAAAGCCTGAATCCCATCTCCGACGCCGATGGCGGCGACGATTATCTGGTTAACGGCAATATGGTGCCCATCAGCAAGACCAGAAAGGAGGAAACCTCTTGAAGAAATTCTGGAATTGGACGAAAAACGACGCTGGAGAGCGGACGCTGTATCTGGAAGGCGCGATCGCCGAAGAGAGTTGGTTTGAGGATGAAGTTACCCCGGCCGCATTCAAGGCGGAGCTGCTTGCTGGTTCCGGGCCGATTACCCTGCGCATCTCCTCACCCGGCGGCGACTGCGTGGCCGCATCACGAATTTATACCATGCTCATGGATTACCCGGCGGATGTGACCGTCAAGATCGACGGCATTGCCGCTTCTGCAGCATCCGTGGTCGCCATGGCGGGCACCAGGGTCTGCATGTCTCCCTGTTCCCTCATGATGATCCATAATCCACTGACCATCGCCATGGGCGACAGCGAGGAGATGCGCAAGGCGATGCATCTGCTGGACGAGGTCAAGGAAAGTATCATCAATGCCTATGAAATCAAGACTGGCCTACCCCGCGCGCGCATCAGCCAGCTAATGGATTCGGAAACCTGGATGAACGCGCATAAGGCACAGGAGCTCGGTTTCTGCGATGAGATTCTATATCAGCCCGAAAGCATCATCTCCGCAGAAAACAGCTTCAGTTTCTCCCGCCGCGCAGTCGCCAACAGCCTGCTGGATAAGCTGCAATCCCGTGTCCGACAAAAAACCGAACCTTCTACCCCTGGTATCAAAGCGGCAGACCTTGAAAAAAGGCTGTCGCTTTTGCATTAACCCCAACACACATCTGAATTTGGAGGAAACAGTATGAAGCAGATTCTTGCTTTGCGCGAAAAGCGCGCGAAAGCCTGGGACGCCGCCAAGGCGTTTCTGGATACCCACCGAGGCGAAGACGGGCTGGTGTCCGCCGAGGATAACGCCGTTTATGAAAAAATGGAGAAGCAAGTCGTCGACCTCGGCCACGAGATCGAGCGGCTTGAACGCCAGGCGGCACTGGACAGCGAGCTGGATAAAGCGACGTCCACGCCGATTGCCGGTAAGCCCGGCGACCCGTCTGGCAAGATGAAAACCGGCAGGGCTTCGGCCGAGTATGGCGCTGCCTTTTGGCGCGTCATGCGGGCCAAGTCCGTACCCCACGAGGTATACAACGCCCTGCAGGTCGGCACCGATTCCGAGGGCGGCTTTCTGGTCCCAGACGAATACGAGCATACCCTGATCGACGCCCTGCAGGAGCAGAACATCTTCCGCCAGCTGGCACACGTGATCACCACGAGCTCCGGCGACCGCAAGATCCCGGTCGTGGCCTCCAAGGGTAGCGCGGCGTGGATCGATGAGGAAGCCGCCTACCCCGAGAGTGACGACGCGTTTGGCATGACCTCGATTGGCGCGTACAAGCTCGCCACCATGATCAAGGTCAGCGACGAGCTGTTGCACGACAGCGTGTTTGATGTCGCCGCCTATATCGCCAAGGAGTTTGCCCGCCGCATCGGCGCTGCCGAGGAGGAAGCGTTTTTCACAGGCAATGGCACCGGCAAACCCCTGGGTATTCTCGCTACGAGCGGCGGGGCTGAACTGGGCGTAACGTCCGCCAGCGCGACCGCCGTCACCATGGACGAAATCATGGACCTGTTCTATTCGCTGCGCGCCCCTTACCGCCGCGGCTCCGTGTTCATCATGAACGACGCCACAGTCAAGGCGCTTCGCAAGCTCAAGAACGGCAACGGTGATTACCTCTGGCAGCCGTCCGTGACCGCGAATACCCCGGATACGCTGCTCAATCGCCCGGTGTATACCTCGTCCTTCATGCCGACCATTGCCGCGAGCGCCAGCACGATCCTGTTCGGGGATTTGGGCTACTACTGGGTAGCCGACCGCGAGGGCCGGAAATTCCAGCGCCTGAACGAGCTGTACGCGCCGACCGGTCAGGTGGGCTTCCTCAGCTCCGAGCGCGTGGACGGCAAGCTCATCCTGCCCGAGGCGGTCAAAGTTCTGCAGATGAAGTCTGCGTAACCAACCGGGGACTGTCATCATGGCAGTCCCCTTTCCTGAAAAGGAGGAAACCTCATGAACGAATCTACCCGGAACTATCACGCACACGGCGGGAGCGAGTGGGTCATCGGCGGGAAGCTGACCTTCCTGCCCGGCGCGACGGTCGAAGGCGCGGAAAATATCCTGAACCTGCCGTCAGCCGCGACGACCGTGCTGCCCAACATCCCCGCCAGTGACGCTACGACTATCGCAGCACTGCGGGAGGATTATAACCAACTGCTATCAGCCCTGAAAACAACAGGGCTCATGACGCCCGACCCGACGATTGAGTAAGGGCTGCTGCCTATGATTGTAACCGTCGATGAAGTGAAAACCCACCTGCGTATCCAGCAGGATGAGGAGGACGCCTACCTCGCCGGCCTGGTCGCGCAGGCACAGGCTGCCGCCGAAGACTTCTGCCGCGTCTCATTTGAAGAGTCCGCGCCGGAGCCGGCACGCCTCGCCGTGCTGCTCATGGTCGGTCACTGCTACGAAAACCGGGATACCCCGGACAGGGAAGCCTACCTGACCATGCGCATGGCGTTTGAAAACCTGCTGTATCCCTATCGGGATCTTACTCTCATGCTGTGAAAGGCGGTGAGCCCGGTTGAGAACATATCCAAAAAGCGTCCCGCATCCGGGCGAGCTTCGCCACCGGATCGAGATCGGGAAAACGGAAAACACGGTCAACGAAAATGGCTATCCCGAGCCAACCGATACGGTCATCTGCACCGTTTGGGCGTCGGTTTCCGACAACAGCACTCGTCGCTTCCAGGCGGCGGACAGTTCTGTCACGGAAGCCGGCAGGCTGTTTGTGATCCGATACCGTGACGGTATCCAGCCCGGCATGTGGGTCCGCTATCTGAATGAACAATGGACCATTGCCACGCTCGATGGGTACGGGCATCAGCGCCGGTATCTCGGACTGCAGACGTACCGCGCAAAGGGCGTGAGCGGATGAAGCAGGTGCAGCAGGCACTGGCCGGTGTCGGTATTCCCGTGTTCGTGGGCACCTGGCGGGCAACTTCCGAACAGCCAACACCCCCGGCACAGTATCTGGTCTATTCCACCGTCACCACGGAGGATTCCCACCACGACGACCACGTGATCGCCTATAAAACCTTCGTATACCTGAATCTGTGGAGTACTGCCGATCCAACGGAAGCGGTGGCGCTCATCCGATCCGCTATGGATACGGCCGGTTTCGCGATGATCGAGGAATCAGACTGCAGTGGAAGTCAGCCGGCGTATGACACAGAGACCCGGCAGTTCACCATCCAATGGACCTGGTGTCTGCGCGAGGAGGTGGCGTGATGCCGCTCACCACACAGGGTTTTGGCGATCTCGAGGATGATCTGGCTGGTATGGCTGCGGCGCTGACGGATGGTGCTGGTATTGACCGCGCGCTGCAGGCCGGAGCCGCGCCGATCGAAGCCCAGATGCGGCAGAACGCGACAAGCGACCCAAAGGTCATCAGCGGTGACCTGCGCGATTCCATCCATACCGGGCCGGTTCGCAAGCGAAAAAACGGTGGCAAGCGCATCACCGTGGGCGTTCACACCAAAGAAAAGGGCGCGTTTTACGCTAACCCCCTCGAATTCGGCCACGGCGGTCCCGCGCCTGCGCCGGCACACCCCTTTGTTCGCCCGGCCTTCGATACGGCAGCGGACGAGGCATACACGGAAATCAAGCGCGTTCTGCGCGATGAACTGAAATAACAGGAGGAACAGAATATGGCTACCGCTGCATCGCCTACCGTATCTTCGACGGTAGGCCTTAAAAATGTTGTACTGGCGCCGCTGTCGGAGGATACCGAAGCGGTCCTGACCTATGGGGAACTGCAGGCGGTCGCGGGCGCGATCGAGGCGTCCGTCACCCCGGACAACACGGACCCGGAGGTGCAATACGCCGACGACATCGAGTTCGACGTGCTGTACCCGGATCCCGAGCTGACCTTCAAGACCAAAATGGCGGATATCCCGCTGACCATTCAGGAAATGATCTTCGGCAACCAGATCGACGACAATGGCGTGCTGGTGCGTACCGCCACCGACAAGCCGCCCTACTTCGCCGTGGGCTTCATGTCAGAGAAATCCAATCACAAGTATCGCTATGTGTGGCTGTATAAGGTGCGCGCCAAGCCGGTGACCGAGAGCTATGCCACCAAGGAAGGCGGCACCATCACCCGGCAGACCGGAGAGGTCGAGTGGACGGCCATCAAGCGCACCCATGACGGCCGATACCAGGCGGTGGCTGATGAGGATGAGAACGGCTTCACCGCCGCGATGGGCGCGACCTTCCTCGCAACCGTCTACGAGCCGACCTTCACCGCCCCGTAACCTGCCCGCTGCCGTAGGGATTGTCCTGCGGCAGCATTCCTTTTATGGAGGTACTGATTATGATTACCTGTTCGCTGGGCGACCAGAAATACACGGTGGATTTTATCTCCGGACGCGCGCTGCGCGAAATGGAGCCGGCGTCACAAATGTACGGAAAGCTGGCGCGAATCTCCAAAGACGCGGCCGAAGGCAAGGATGTGACCGGTGAAACCGTCACGGTCGCGGACGCGCTGGACACGATGGTGCAATGGTTTTGCATTCTGTTCGGCGGGCAGTTCACGCCAGATGCGGTGTATGACCATTATCCAGCCGACCGACTGATGCATGATATCGCGCTGGCGCTGCTCTCGGTGCAGACACAGACCACCGAGGTGCTGGACGCTTTCCCTACGAAGCCGGCGACGCTGGAAGCGGAGGAGATCCTCAACACGCAACCTTAACGTTGCCGGAATACATCTATGCAACCTACAACACGCTGCTGAAGGCCGGCTGGCGGATGCGAGAGATCGACGAAATGGATCTCCCTGGTTTTTTGCGCATCCGGGCGTGGGACGCGTGCTGGGAACAGAAGCGGCGGGAACCAAAGTCCGCGTTCATTGACCAGCTTTGGCCGGGAGTTAGTCCATAAGGAAAGGAGGGTGCTTGCATGAGCGAAGTCCTGCGCGATCTGGTGGTTGCACTGTCGCTGGACAGTGATAATTTCAGCCGTAATCTGCGCACCATCAACAAACAGATCCAGGAAGCCGAAAGCACCTTCCGGCTGGCCGGCGCGGGCTTGGATGGTTTCGAGAAATCTGTGCAGGGTACGGAAGCGAAGCTTTCGATGCTCGGAAACAAGCTGCAGGAGCAGAACCGCGCCGTGGAACAGTATTCCCGCGCGCTGGTGGCGGCCAATCAGAAGCTGAGCGATTCGCATACCCGGCAGGAAAAGCTGAACACCGCCCTTTCGGACGCGCGCGGCGCGCTTGCGCAGGCGAAAACCGCTGTTGCCGGCGCGTCGGACGAGTATAAAAAGCTATCCGTATCCCTTGGGGAATCCGACTCCGCGACCGTACTGGCGCGGGAGAACCTTGCACGCTGTGAACAGGAATATCAGGACGCGCAGGACAAGGTCAAGCTGTTGGACGGCCAGCTGAAGTCCAACACCAAAACCCTGCAGAACAACGCGGACGCCATCGCCAAGGTCAAAACAGACCTGAACAACGCCAAAGCGTCTGTTAAGGATACGGAAGCGGAAGTCCGGCATCTGACAGAGCGTCTGTACACCATGCAGTCCGGCTGGACGAAGGCCGGCGAAGCGCTGACCGCGTTTTCCGTAAAGACCGCCGCGGTCAGTAAGACCATGATCACTGCCGGCAAGGGCATGACCACCGCTGTAACCGCGCCGATTGTCGCGCTGGGGGCTACGGCGGTCAAAGCCTCTGTGGAATACGAGGACGCGTTCGCTTCCGTGCGCAAGACCGTGGACGCCACTGAGGCGGAATATAGCCAACTCTCCGGCTCCATCAAGAAAATGAGCACGGAGGTCGCCACATCCGCGGAGGATATCGCGGAAGTCATGGCGAGCGCCGGGCAACTGGGTATCCAGACCAATAATCTGGTCGGGTTTACCCGCACGATGATTGACCTGGGCAATTCCACCGATATCGTGGCCAACGACGCCGCGACGGCTATCGCGCAGTTTGCCAACGTCACCGGCATGGCACAGACCAAATTCTCCAATTTCGGTTCCGCGCTGGTAGCGCTCGGCAATAACTTTGCCACCACCGAGAGCGCCGTTATGGATATGGCGACCCGTCTCGGCTCTGCCGGCTCGCAGATCGGGCTGTCGGAGGCGCAGATTCTGGGCTTTGCCACAGCGCTGTCCTCGGTCGGGCTGGAAGCCCAGGCGGGCGGTACGGCTTTTTCGAAGGCTATGATAGAAATGCAGGTCGCCGTGGAAACCGGTGGCGACAGTCTGGACGATTTCGCCCGCGTGTCAGGGTTGACCAGGAACGCCTTCAAGGCACTCTGGGAAAGCGATCCGGCCGGCGCGATTCAGCAGTTCATTATTGGGCTCTCCAAAATGGACGAGGAGGGTGTTTCCTCTATCGTCACCTTGCAGGAGATGGGTTTCACGGAGGTACGCCTGCGGGATACCCTGATGCGCGCCACCAACGCCACCGAACTGTTCAGCCAAACGCAGGAGACCGCCAACGCCGCATGGGAAGAAAACACCGCGCTGGCGGAAGAGGCGAACAAGCGCTACGCCACCACGAAAAGCCGGCTGACGAACCTCAAAAACACGGCGCTGCTGTTCGCCCAGCAGATCGGCGACGATCTGAACCCGACCATCCAGAGCCTGATCGACCGCGCTAACGAGCTGCTGGCGTCCTTCCTGGCGATGGACGAGAGCCAGCGGATGGCGATCATCAAGTTCGCTGCAGTCGCCGCGGCAGCCGGTCCCGCACTGCTGGTCATCGGGAAGACAACCAGCGCCGTGGGGAAAGCCTCTGCCGCGATCGGCAAGTTTGCCACCGGTATGGGGAAATTCTCGGCCAAGGTCAAGCTGGCGGGAGGCGGCGTTTCCGGATTTGTCAAAACCGTGGGCTCCTCCAAGCTGGCGGTAGCAGCGCTCTCCGCCGCGCTGATATACGGCGCGTACAAGCTCTACGATTACGCGTCCGGAGCCAAGGCAATCCGTGAGGCTCTCGAGGGCATGAACCAAACGGCCAGCGCATGGAAGAACACCGCCGCGGATACCTTCTATTCCAAAGGCGGTCTGAGCGCCTTCGGAATGTCGGAAGCTGATTTCACCCGCAATACGCAGACCGCGCAGGAATGGAAAGACGGCTTATTGGCTGTCTGGTCGGACGGGAAAAAGGAAACGGACGAAATCGTATCCGACTGGACGGAATCTTTCAAAACGCTGACGTCCTCGACCCGTGAAGAGCTGCAGTCCATGAAGGATACGGCGGATACCTCTGGTTATACAGCCATTTCCAGCCAGATTTCGGGCGATATCGCGCAGCTGGACGCGATGGACGCGGAAGTGGAGAACCTGCTCAAAAAGCGGCAGTCAAAATACTTCACGGAAAAGGACGAAAAACGGCTTCAGCAGCTGGTGGACGAGCGGGAAGCGATCGAGGTAAAGTATCATCTCACGCCGGCGGACACCGACGGGTTTGAAGCCATCCGACAAAAACTACAGGCTGAGATTGCCCGCGCGCAGGCGCAGGGGCAGGCTGATGCGGACGCTTCCGTATACGAAAGCGCGATGGTCGCCGCGGCTGAGGGCATGGCGGCGGTCAATACCCAGCTGGATGCGCAGTACGACAAGGAATACGCGCTCATTCAGCTCATGCAGGACAGCAGCGAGCAGCAGCAAGCGCTGGACGCGCTCAACGCTAAGTACAATACCGACCGTATAGCTGCCGCTGAGCAATACGCCCAGACGCTAGCGGGAATCGTCATGCCGGTCTGGGACCAGGAGGATATTCAACAGGCAGGGACCGATATCGATACCCTCTATACCAAGCTCCGGGAATACAGCATCGCAACTGCGAATAATGATACCCTCGGAATGGGCAAGGCGCTGGAGGACATGAACAGCCTGACCGCCGATATGGACGAGGGCAGCCTGACGGATTACCTCGGAGTGCTGACACAGATCCAGTCCCTGCTGGACAACGGGTTAAGCGAGGATGATATAAACACACTGTTTCCTGAGCTTGATGTTTCCGGGCAGATGGAGCAGATCTCGAGCCTGACGCAGTTCATCCAGGATCACAAGGATACGCTCTCGGGGCTGAATACGATGTTTTCGGACGCTGTGCCCGATGAGGTGCTGCAAATCGCTACCGATCTGGACATGACAGGTGCGCAGGCGCGGTGGGACGCGTTTGCAGCGAACCCCGGTGCGATCACTGCGGACGCGGTCATCAACAGCAGCATTGCGTTGGTCGGATATGACCTGACAGCCTACAACGAATTTGTGCAGAACAACCCGGTCACCGTGACCGGTGTGGTGCGGATCGGAGAGGCTTTTAACAATCCCTCCGATGTGCTGAACGATCCGGACGCTACCTTTTGGGAGAACGGCGTGGAGATCCCTGTAAGCCTCGTGCCCGCGGAAAAGATCGATGCCGATACCCTGATCGCCTATGATGACGACGGCACGCTCCATGTTCTGATCACCCCGGAAATACAGGGAACAGCGGAATCTGTACAGCAAGCCGCCCAAGGATTGTCCAAGGACTATGTGACCACATCTGTGTTTGGAAACAGTTCTCAAAATGACTGGGGTTTTCTCAACGGTATCCTTGGTGGGAACCTGCTGGACTGGATGGGCAGCTTCAATACGGAGCTGGAAGCCTTTCAAAAGAACAAAGGCACCTGGGTTACCTTATGGGGATTGCTTAATGACACAACACTGTCCGGTATCAACGGCCGGATGGACGACCAATTCTCTGGCGATAATCTTGCTAATTTCACTACTTACGTTTCTGAGCTGACGGCGGCGATCCAAAACGGCGCGGATCTATCCGAGGATGATCTGAGCAATCTGCAGACCATTGTGGACTTCCTGAACAACCTGACACTGACCGATACGGGCGAAAACATCCGCGCGGGCGTTGCCCAGGGCATGACGGAAGCCGGCTGGGACACGGACGCGGAAACCGTGGCGACGAGTCTGGAAGCAGCGCTCAATCTCGCGCTGGGCATCCAGTCACCCTCCACGCGCATGAATCCGGTGGGCGACAACGTATCCGCCGGTGTAGGCGTCGGGATGTCGAACTATGACTTCACGACGGACGCAAGCGGCATTGCTGCAAATCTGGAGAACGCCGTAACAACCGCGCTATCCGGTGCATTGAACACTTCCACGCTTCGTCCCATCGGCATCAATGCTATGACTGGGCTTGCCGCGGGCATCCGGGCTGGGCAGGCTGGTGTGGTATCCGCCATGCGTTCCGCCGCTCGTGCCGCTGTATCCGCCGCCAAGCGGGAGTTGAAAATCGCTTCGCCCTCCGGTGTGTTCCGTGACGAAATCGGACGCATGACCATGAAGGGCTTTGGGCAGGGTGTGCTACTGGAAAGCAAAGCCCAGGCAAAAACCATCCAGAACGCAGCCCGATTTCTGACCGACGAGGCCAAAAGTGGATCGGTCGCCTACACCACCAGTGATAACCGCAGGACGTACAATCAGCAAAGCAGTGTTAACCTGTCCGGTAACACCTTCTATGTCCGGGACGAGCAGGACATACGTTCGCTGGCGGTGGAAATTGCGGCACTGACCAAACGGCAGCAACGCGGAAAGGGGCTGAGGATGGCATGAATGATTGGTTTATTTGGAACGGCGTGAGCTGCGCGCAATACGGCATTTATGTATCCGAGCAGCCTCCGATCACGATCCCATCCGAACGGGCGACCCACACCAATGTGCCAGGTCGCCCGGGCAGTCTGACGACGCTGGAAGGCGAGGACGTTTATGACGATCTGGTGCTGACCGCCACCTGCTTCCTCTCCGACCCCTCACAGATTCCGTCCATCGCGGCGTGGCTCAAGGGCAGCGGCACCATCACCTTCGCTAACCGGCCGGGCGGCTTCTACTACGCACGGGTGGCGAATCAGATCAGTTTTGAGAAGATCCTGCGAGGCAATATGCACCGCGCCTTTGCCGTCAACTTCCGCAGCAAGCCCTTCTGGTATACGGAAAACGTAGAGCCAATCACACTCACGGAGTCTGGTACGTTCATTACCAATCCTGGAAGCGTCTATTCCGAACCGGTGATCACCGTATACGGTTCCGGGGATATTACGCTGATGGTCGGTACGACCGTAGTGGAACTGACGGGAATTGACGGAAGCATCACATTGGACACCCCGCTCATGGAAGCCTATAAGGATACCACCGGCATGAACGGCAGCATGAGCGGTGATTTTCCAACGCTTGCGCCAGGTGCGAATGCCGTCAGTTGGAACGGGAATGTGACCAGTGTCGTAATACAGCTGAATTGGCGGTATCTTTGAACCGCTTCTTTATATAGGTTCGTAAACGATGTATAATCGTCATATACTGCAAAACCTAGTAAGGAGAGGCTTTATGAGTAATAGTGATAATCCAAAAGTCGGGAAGCGATTCCAAGAGTTTGTTTGTTCTTTGATGCAAAAGCATTTCAACTCTGATTTTACGTTTGAGGAACCGATCCCGATTGGTAAGCCTCCCAAATTACATCGATTTGATTGCGTCTCCGCTGATAAGAGTATCGTTGTTGAGTGTAAGCATTACACATGGACAAGCACCGGAAACATACCTTCCGCAAAGATGATGGGATTGAATGAAGCGGTTTTCTACATGAGTTATCTGCCTTCGTCTACACGGAAAATCATAGCAATTTACAAAGATACTACTGCCAAGAAAACCGAGTCGTTTGCAGAATATTATTGCCGCATTAATGGCCATTTGCTTAGCGGAATTGAGATAGTCGAAATTGATGATGGCGGTTCAATGAACTGGATCAAATCATAACTCAAGCAAAATGCTCCTCACGCCACCTGAAAAGGTAGGCGTTTTTCTTTACCCTTTTGGAGGTGATCCCCGTGATCTGCGTATATGCCCCGGACTGTACCGACTTCTCTACCAACGGCTATGGCCCGGTCAACCCTTCAACCTGCTCGGTCACAGAGACCTTGAACGGCGAGTGGGAATTAACGTTGGAACATCCTCTAGATGATGCAGGTAAATGGCAACGACTGGCGGAAGGCTGTATCCTTCGTGCCCCTGTGCCCGCCGCTATGACGCCGCAGGTGAAGTTGGTAGATCAGAGCACTGATCGGGATATTTATCAGGTGGTCGGCGGCCGATTGCGCTTGCGCACCGGGCCGGGCACAGAGTACCGGATCCTGACCCTGTACCCGACCGGTACCGAAGTCGTCATTTTGAATCAATCCAACGCTTCCTGGTACGAGGTGACCGCGCCGGATGGCAAACGCGGGTATATGTTCACGGAGTTCCTTTCCTACGTGCGCACAGAGGGCAATATCATCACCAGCACCGGGCAGATTGTCCAAAGCCGACAGCTGCGCGAGCAGCCGTTCCGGATCTATCGGGTAGTACCTGAGCTAAACAAAATCACCGTCTACGCCCGGCATGTCTTCTATGACCTCATGGACAATATGATCCAGTCCTACCGGCCAGCATCCACCACCATCGGCTCGGCTGTGTCGCAGAATATTTCCTCCCAATGTAAATCCAGCCACGATTTCACCTTTTATTCCGATCTGACCTCCACGGCGGAAGACGTAGCCTTTGAAAACACCAACCCCGTGGAAGCTATGCTCGGCGAGAGCGGGTTGACTAAGTTATACGGTGCGGAGCTGGCTCGCGACTGGTTTGACGTGTTTCTGGTGCAGCGCGTCGGCAGCGATACGGACGTGCAGATCCGGCAGGGCAAGAATCTGCTGGGGATCTCCTATGATGTCGACCTGACCAATGTGGTAACGCGCATCATGCCGACAGGTGAAACCGAGGACGGCGAGGTCCTGTATCTGGATGAGCTGTATCTCGACAGCCCGTTTATCAGCAATTATCCGCACCCGAAATGGATCTACCTGCCGGTGTCCGAGGCAAAAGTATCCGATGAACTAACCACCGCCCAAGCCATGGTGAAAATGCGGGAAGCGGCGCAGTCCGAGTTCGACGCCGGCTGTGACTTGCCATCGGTCTCACTGGATGTGGATTTCATCAATTGCACGGATACCGAGGAGTACAAGCCGTATGGCTTTCTGCAGAGCATCTTCCTGGGCGACAGTGTACGCGTGATTGCCCGCCGGATTGGTGTGGAAGTCTCCTTGCGTATGACGCAGTATACCTTCGACTGCCTGACCCGGAAATACACCAGTATGACGCTAGGTACCGTCGCGGATACGGTCGAAAGCAACATGATCTCCGCCCGACAACTGGGCAGCGGGATCATCACCGGCGCGAAGCTCGCGATCAACTCGGTTGGCAGCGGGCAACTGCAAAACGGTTCGGTCGGCAGCCTGCAGATCAAAATGGCAGCGATCGCGACCGCGCACATCGCAGACGCCGCCATTACCCGCGCCAAGATTGCTGAAGCGACGGTCGGCACCCTGAACGCGGAAGCGCTCAGCGCCGTTACCGCAAAGATCGAAGAGCTGTCCGCCGGAAACCTGACCACGGACACCCTGTATGCCGCGCTGGCGACGATTGCTGTGGCTCAGATAACACAGGCGAATATCGAGAACGCGAATATCAGCTGGGCGGATATCGGCACGCTGGCTGCGCAGATTGCGGATATTGCCATAGCGCAGATTACAGCAGCCAATATCGAACAGGCGAATATCGACTGGGCGAGTATTGCATCTCTGAACACGAAAATCGCGGAAATTGCTTCCGCGCAGATCACGACTGCCAATATCCAGAACGCCGGCATTGACTGGGCCAGTATCACAGAATTGAATGCTGTGGTCGCCAACATCGCTGTGGCGCAGATCACCACCGCGCACCTGCAGGCGGCCAGCATTGACTGGGCTACTATTACAGAGCTCAACACAGCCATTGCCAATCTGGTCAGCGCCAATATCCAGACGGCGGACATCGACTGGGCACAGATCAAGGACCTGACGGCTGGTACCGCGATCATCCAAAAGGGGATCAATGGCAAGCTGTACGTCGCCGATCTTGCGGTGACGGAAGCGAATATGGCAACCCTGACAGTCGGGGAGCTGATCGTCAAGGGCGTGGACGGCAGCTTGTACGCGGTGTCTGTTGACGAAACCGGTACTATCACTACCCAGAAGAAGGAAGTCACCGATACCGACGTTGCGGATGGATCGCTTTCCGGCGGTAAGCTGATCGAAAACACCATCACGGCACGGGAGTTGAATGTTGCCAGCATTTTTGCCGACCAAGCCCTGATTGGAGCTATCAAAGCCGCCAACCTCGATGTGGACGATCTGTATGCCAACACCGCGTTTATCACGAACCTGCAAACCGTGGATATCTCCGGCAATACTGCCCTGCGCCTGTATGTGGAAGGCGAGGTTGCCACAGCGAAGGATGAAGCATTGGACGCGGTGGGCGACGCCGTCTCCATGATCTCCGTTACGGCTGACGCCATCCGAAATGAGGTCCGGCAGCAATATGCCCCAGTGGAGGATGTAAGCCAGCTTGGAGCGAGCGTCGCGTCGCTCTCGGAACAGACGGAGAGCAATTTCACTTGGGCGGTTTCCCAAATCAATGAGCTCAGCGAGATCACCCAAAGCAATCAGGCTCTGACCGAGGAACAGCTGAACCTCATCCGGACGTATATGCAGTTCGGTGAGGACGGGTTGACGATCGGCAAGACCGGTAATCCTGTGACCTTCCGGGTTGTGAATGACCGTGTGGCATTCTATATGAACAACACAGAGGTCGCGTACCTCTCGGATAACAAGCTGTACGTTACGCAGGCAGAGATCCTGACCAAGCTCGTTATCGGTAAGTTCGCATTTGCTCCCCAAACGAACGGGAATCTGTCCGTGCTCTACACAGACTAAAGGAGGAGATGGTTATGGCAACAACAGTATCCTATTCCGCATCCCTGCGTACGCGGAAAAACACCTCCTCCAGTAACTTCAAAAGCGATGCCGCTGCACAGGAATACTATGTCGACGATTACAATCTGGTCGGCATAATCAATTTCTCCGGGTTGTCGCTCGCCGGCAAATTGATCACTGCCGTTTCCTTCACCTTCACCTCGGATGCTGCCGGGTACGGCGACTGGTACACCAAGACCGTATACCTGCGCAAGTCGCTGTATCAGGCAGCATCCGAATCCAACATCACCGGCGGCGGGTATTACGGGGACGCGCTGGGTACCTTTACGGGTTCCTTCTATAGCAATACCACCAGCTATGCGATGTCTGGAACGCTGCTGACCAATATCGCGTCCTATCTGGCGCTTGGTAACAACACCTTCTGTATCTACAATCCCAACCCAGTTTCCAGCAGTAACGGATATGCCACGAACTACCTGCAATGGTCGGCGGTGACCATCACCGTTACCTATGAGGAAGCAGTCAGCCAACCGACCGTATCCGCAAGCTCTGTGGATATGGGCAGCGCGGTGACCATCTACACCAACCGGCAGAGCACCTCAGCGACGCATACGCTGCTGTACAGCTTCGGCGGTGCATCCGGAACGATTGCCACGGGTGTCGGCGCGTCCTATGTCTGGACGCCACCGGTCACGCTTGCACAGCAGATTCCATCAGCCACCGCGGGTACATGTACCATCACCTGCCAAACCTATTATGGAACCACTTTGACGGGTACGCGCACCGTTTCCTTAACACTGACGGTGCCTTCCAGCGTTATCCCCAGCATCTCCAATGTCGCTTTCACCGAGGTGATCGCTGGATTGGCGGCGCAGTTCGGCGGGTTTGTACAGAGCAAGAGCCGTCTGGCGATCGTTATTTCAGCGTTGGGCGTACAGGGCAGCACGATCTCCAGCTATCGTACTGTATTGAACGGCGTCACCTATTCCGGGGATAGCTTTACCTCCAATGTGTTGACTGTTGCTGGCGACAACACCATGACTGTCACGGTCACCGACAGCCGCGGCCGAACAGCGTCCACTACCAGAACAGTAACCGTGATTGCGTACACCTCGCCTTCACTGTCGCAGTTCTCTGCGGAACGCTGCAATCCGGCCGGCACAGTATCGCAGGTGGACGGCGTGAATGTGCGCATATCGGCCGCGTCGAGTGTGTCATCTGTAAACAGTCATAATACGATGGCATGCACGATCTACTACAAACTGTCTACGGCAAGCAGCTGGATCAGCGTGCTGACGCCGACCATTACGAATTATGCTGTGGTGGTCATAAACCAGTTACTATCTGCGACTTTTGACACACTGCACAGCTATGATGTGATGATCCGGGTCACGGACTGGTTTGGTGTAGTGGAGCAGTCAGTCAGCATTGGCACCAAGCAGGTGCTGATGGATTTCTATAATGATGGCAGCGGGATTGCCTTTGGCAAGGTTGCTGAAGAAACCGGGAAGGCCGCGTTTGGTTGGCCGTTATCACTGGATACGCCGCTGGCGATTTCCGAAGGCGGGACCGGGCAAACGACGGCAGCGGGTATCCGCAACGCTCTGGGCCTTGGGAATACGACCGGAGCCCTTCCCGTCGCCAACGGGGGCACAGGCCAGACATCCTTGACCAGCCTGCGCAATGCTATGGGACTCGGGAACACCACAGGCGCGGTACCCGTGGCCAATGGCGGAACCGGCGCGGCCACGGCTGTCGACGCGCGGACAAACCTCGGGATTACGCTTGCAGCGCTTGGAGCTGCTGCAGCTTCGCACACCCACGTGGCATCCGCGATTACTTCGGGGACCCTGGCCGCGGCCCGGCTGCCGTATAAATTCGCATTCGGATCATCCTCTGTCAGCGGTTCCAGTGCAGCCAACCTGAATTACTCCTCCGCCGGCTTTACCAGCGTACCCGTGGTGTTCGTATGCTATTCCACCACCGGCAGCAACTGGAGCGGCGACTACGGTGCGCTCAAAATCTACTCCAAAACCACCTCCGGCTGTTATTGCGTAGTTGGCGGTACGTTCTCTACGAGCCGGGCGATCGACTGGGTAGCCATCGGATCTTAACGACAGAACAATTACATGATTCGCTGATTAGCCGTTTCCATACCGGGAGCGGCTTTTCTAATACATCAAACAAACAGGAGGATATTCACATGAGGGATTTTTCCATTGATCTGGTATGGGCCAAGCTGCAGATGGCGTTCGCTGTGATCGGAGGCTGGCTGGGATTCTTTCTGGGAGGGCTGGACGGCATGCTGATTGCGCTGATCATCTTTGTGGTGCTGGACTACGTCACCGGGGTGATGTGCGCCATCTCGGACAAGAAGCTTTCCAGCGAGGTAGGGTTCCGGGGCATCTTCCGAAAGGTGCTGATCTTTATACTGGTTGGCGTGGCCAATATCGTGGATGTGCATGTGGTCGGTACCGGCAGCGCGCTGCGTGGCGCGGTCGTCGCATTCTATCTGAGCAATGAGGGGCTCTCGATGCTGGAAAACGCCGCGCATTTGGGTCTACCAATACCGGACAAGCTCAAGGAGATTCTGGCGCAACTACATGGGCGGGAGGACAAGTCCGTCGATTCCGGGGACGGTGAGAACGGGTGATTACCGCACAAGCGTTGATTGCGAAGTTCCAATACGCATTGGATAAGAAATGGGGCTATATCTGGGGCGGTGCCGGGCAGATCTGGACGCAAACCAAGCAGGATGCCGCTACCCGTTCTATGACGGTCAAGTACGGTTCACGGTGGATCGGGAGAAGGGTCGCTGACTGCAGCGGCCTTTTTTCATGGGCTTTCAAGGAACTCGGCGGGTACATGTACCACGGCAGCAATACGATGTGGAACAAATACTGCACGAGTAAGGGCACGCTGCAAAGCGGTATCACGATCCGTCCGGGCACCGCGGTGTTTCTGGTCAACAATGCCGGATCCAGGCATCATGTGGGGCTTTTTATTGGCAATGATACCGTCATCGAAGCGAAGGGTACCGCTTACGGCGTCGTTACCAGCAAGCTCTCCCACTGGGATGAGTGGGGTGAGCTCATCGGTGTGGACTACACAAACGAAGGAAGTGAAACGGTCGTGGCGACCCTACGCAAAGGTGACAAAGGCGAAGAAGTACGAGTGCTGCAAAACAAGCTGCTGGCTCTTGGTTATAGTCTGCCCAAATACGGCGCGGATGGCAGTTATGGTGCGGAAACCACCACCGCCGTCATAGCGTTTCAAACGGACAAGGGTCTGTTGGTTGACGGCATCTGCGGTCCGATCACACAGGCGGCGCTGGAGAGCACTGATACGAATGAAACCGATGGCGAGAATGCGTCCACAGCGAAAAAAGTCGTGATTGTCAGTTCAGGAGATGAAGTCAGTATTCGTGCAGGTAACGGCGAACGTTACGGTCAGATTGCTGTCGCACAAGACGGGAATGATTATGACTGGGTAGCTACCACTGAGAACGGGTGGTATGCGATCGCGCTTGAGAATCAAGTCGGTTGGATATCGGGGGAAGTTTGTAAAACTACATAATTCTCTAGGAGAGCTAGTGCATAATGTTCTCATAGCCATTGAGCAAGAGAAAAAGATCAACAATGATCTTTCAGCATGTAAAGGTAATATAACCAGCAATATAGGATGCCTAATCAAATTGATCATCGATGACCAATGTAATTGATGTTGTATTCGATATACTTTCTTTATCATCTTAATAATACAAATATCTAGCAGTGTAAAGCATGTTCTGAGATCATGATCTAACGCCAAGCGTTATCGGTCAATTACGAATTCCACTTGCTAATATGATCTTATCACCAATATGTGTGTTGGTTTTCATCTTGTCCCCAACTATTTCCAATCAAATATGCGATAACGTGATAGCGCTTTGTCGACTATGGCGACATGCCTTGCGATTTCCAGGCGTGTCAGGAACTCGTCCTTGTTTGTTGGAACAGGGCCGTTCAAACTGGATGTTGCTAACGCCAGTTTTTTCTGGATGCTTCCAAGATCACGCTTAGTTAGCTTGCCATCTTCGATTCGCTGCAAAATTCCATCCGATTGGTAACGTCCGATTACGACAAACGGGCTAACCACCTTGTGCATGCTCTGCTTTTCTTCCATGGAAAATTCATACATCTCAATCACCTATAAGTATTATACAAAACAGGATACATATCGACAAGAAAAATTTATGACGATACGGTCCTGATAATTCGATTGCGCGCTGCCCCGCACTGTCCGGTAGGAAGTGAAGGGCTTATTTTTTTGCACACCAAACCGTCCGATTTTGCCATGTCTCCTGGCTTACTCTGAAGGCCGCGCTGCCTTCGGAAGGAGGCTGAGCAAATGAAGCATCAGCAAAAGGAAGCAATTCATCAGCTGCGAGAGGGAGGTCAAAGTTACGCCAGGATTGCTGACCTTTTTGGTATTTCATTGAATACGGTCAAATCCTACTGCCGCAGAAATAATCTTGGCGGTAGTGCCCTGCCAACCTCAGAGCCGATGAACGAAACCTTCTGCCGGCAATGCGGAGCATCGCTTAAGCAAATTCCGGGGAAAAAGCAAAAGCAATATTGCTCAGACCGGTGCCGGATGGCCTGGTGGAATGCACACGCCGAGGCGGTAAACCACAAAAACCTCCAGGAGTTTACCTGCCAGACTTGCAGCCGGGTGTTTGAAAGCTACGGCAAACGGGTGCGCAAATTCTGTTCCCGGGACTGCTATGGCAAGTCGAAGGTGGTGCAGGGATGAACAAATATCAGGCGATTATTCATTACCGCTTAGCCATGTCGGTCAATGCAAAATGGCTTGCTGTAGGCATCCTCAGCGAGGAGGAATTTGCGAAGTTGGAGTTGCTTCTTGCCGAAAAATACAGCCTTCCGAAAGGCAGCATATACCGCTAAAACGCTTGCTATCATGGGCTTTTAGAGTGATATATGTTGTTGCGAAAGGAGTGGCAAGTATATTGAAAAAGATCATTATGAAAAAGGAAACTATCGTGGCGATGCCTTCTATCACAAAGGTCGCTGCGTATGCAAGAGTATCTTCCGGCAAGGAAGAAATGCTCCATTCCCTGGCAGCACAAGTGAGCCACTACAGTGGTTATATACAGCGACAGCCTGGTTGGCATTACGTTGGCGTATATGCTGACGAGGCTGCAACGGGGACCAAAGACAACAGACCAGAGTTCAAACGGCTGCTTGCAGATTGCCGAAGCGGGGGAATAGACCTCGTGCTGACCAAGGCCATTTCGCGCTTTGCACGCAACACCGTAGACCTGCTGGAAACGGTGCGTGAGTTAAAAAGCATCGGCGTGGATGTGTTCTTTGAGGAACAGAACCTTCACACAATGAGCGGCGATGGCGAGTTGATGCTGACCATATTGGCAAGCTATGCTCAGGAAGAGAGCCGTTCGGCGAGTGAAAACTGTAAATGGCGTATCCGCAAGAGATTTGAAAATGGTGAGCTGGCAAACCTCCGATTCATGTTTGGTTATCATATTGTAAAGGGTAAGATTGAAATCGATCCTGAGATCGCCACCATTGTTATGATGATTTTTAGAGACTACATTGGCGGTATGGGCGGCGGCAAGCTTGCAAAAAAGCTTAAACAGATGAATATTCCCAGACCCTTTAACGGCGAGTGGTGTGCTGAACGCGTAATAGAAATCATCAAGAATGAGAAATACACCGGCAATGCCCTGCTGCAGAAGAAATATGTGGCGGACCATTTATCGAAAAAGCTGGTCCATAACAACGGCCAATTGCCGAAGTATTATGCCGAGTGTACGCATCCGGTCATCATTGAACAGGAGACATTTGATACGGCTCATGCCATTTTGAATAGCCGCAGAATAAAAAGTGAAACCAAGAACAGCACCTGCAATCGCTATCCTTTTAGCAGCCTTCTTCAGTGCGGGCTTTGTGGAAAGAAGTACAAACGGAAGGATCGGAAAGGCAAGGTGGCTTGGTATTGCTCCACTTTTTTGCGGAAAGGAAAAACGGTTTGTCCATCCAAGCAGGTACCCGAGTCGGTACTGTACTCGCTTGGAACGGAGGCGCTGGGGCTGGAAGAGTTTAGCGCCGATGCCTTCAGGAAAGAGATCTCTGAGATACTCGTACCGGAACCAGGTAAGCTAATCTTTGTGTTTCATAATGGGCATACAGTCGAAAAACTCTGGCAGCATAAATCACGCAGCGAAAGCTGGACTGAGGAAATGCGGGATACTACCCGAAGCCTTACGAAAAGGAGGCACTAACGATGGCATCTAATATCAGAGTTATCCCTGCAACCATCCAGCGCACTTCTGCCCAAAGCATGAATCCATCGGCTAAAAGACGGACCGCAGCGTATGCACGGGTTTCTACGGACAGCGAAGAGCAGATGACCTCCTATGAGGCGCAGGTCGATTACTACACACGCTATATCCAGAAGCGTACCGATTGGGTGTTTTCTGGCATTTATACCGACGAAGGGATCAGCGCTGTCAACACAAAAAAGCGTGATGGCTTCAACAAAATGGTGACTGATGCTTTGGCTGGCAAGCTCGACTTGATCGTAACGAAATCGGTCAGCCGCTTTGCCAGAAACACTGTGGACAGCCTTTCAACGGTTCGCAAACTCAAGGAAAAAGGCGTTGAGGTGTTCTTTGAGAAAGAAAATATCTATACCTTCGATGGCAAGGGCGAGCTGCTGATCACGATCATGAGCTCACTTGCGCAGGAAGAAAGCCGCTCCATTTCAGAAAACGTGACCTGGGGTCAGCGCAAGCGCTTTGCCGATGGCAAGGTCAGCATGCCTTATAAGCGATTCCTCGGTTATGAAAAAGGCGAGGATGGCACCCCAAAGATCGTTGAAAGCGAAGCGGAAATTGTCCGCCTGATATATCAGCTGTTTATGGAAGGCAGAACCTCCTCGGCGATAGCCAAATACCTCGCTGCCAGCGGTATCCTATCCCCTGGTGGGAAACAGAAATGGCAGGTTGCCACCGTAAACTCCATCCTGGCAAATGAAAAATACAAGGGAGATGCTTTGCTGCAGAAACGCTTCACCGTAGATTTTCTGACGAAAACCATTAAGGATAACGAGGGTGAGGTTCCCCAATATTATGTCCAGAATAGTCATCCGGGTATTATAGTGCCGGATGAGTTTGACGCCGTCCAGGCAGAGATTGACCGCCGCAAGCAGCTGGGGCGACCGGCGGCTTGCCAAAGCCCACTGTCGACAAAGCTGGTGTGCGGTGATTGTGGCGGATTTTATGGCTCGAAGGTTTGGGGTTCCAATACGAAGTACCGCAGGACGATCTGGCGCTGCAATGAAAAATATAGAGGGAATACCAAGTGCAATACCCCTCACGTTACGGAAGAGGAAGTAAAGGTAAAGTTTATCCAAGCCTTCAATTCCATTCTGGAGTATCGGGAAGAGTTGATTGCCAACTGCCATTTAGCGCAAGAAAGCATTTGTGATTATACAGATATTGATGTGGAGCTTGATGCATTACGCCGTGAGATGGAGGTGGTTGCCGAGTTATCCAGAAAGGCAATTTACGAAAACGCCCATACCGTCATCAATCAAGAGGAATGGCATGAGCGGAACAATGGCTACCTCGAGCGGCATCGCATGGCTTCGGAGCGTGTGATCGAGCTTGAGGAGCAAAAGCGGGAGCGGCAACGCAAAAGCCTTATGCTTGATGGCTTTATTCAAAATCTGGCGACGTGTGGGAAAGCACTTGAGACATTCGATGAACGGATATGGATGGCGGCAATTGATAAGGTCGCGGTTCAGTCAGACGGGAAATTGGTTTTTCGGTTCAAGGATGGCACAAAAATCATTCGATAAATGCGCAACTAACACAGACCGATAATATTTTGGATTGTTTCTACCAAGACAATGAATTCACAATCGCACCCCGTCGTTGATACAAAACGCTGTTCCTGTATGGAACGGCGTTTTGTTGTATTATAAGGGATTGCGGGCGATGTCTACAGACATAAATGCCATGGTGGATACTATTACCAATAATGGATTAGTCCTTCCATATCGTTAAGATGGTTAATTCTGACAGAGTGCCGAAACTGACGAACTTGTAACGAAAGGTAACGATATGGCAAATTGTATGCAGATGATCAGCAGACGAAATTGACCAAAGCACAAACCGCCTTGCTGTCAACAGCGCAAGAGGTGGAAATGAAAAGGATCAAACGTCCATGGCGTGCTATCAGCTGGGACAGCAAAATGCTATGCGTAAAATTATCAATATGCAGGAGAATACAGTGGACTACTCACGGTTTTCGAATAATAGTCTGCTGGATATCTCCCAGAGCCTGCAAATAAACGTAGTGCTAAACAATAGGCTCGGCGATATTATGTTGCTATTTCCAATGAAGGATCCGACTTTTTCATCATGTGGATTAAACGATTATGACAGCTTTCTGAGCGATGAGTTCTATGTTGAAGCGCTTGATCAAATGCTGTACCATGAACGCTGAGCAGTATCCTTATTTTGATGCGATTGGGGGCTATGACACCACGCGTTCAGGTTTGACGTATCTTTGCAACCTGACGCTTTACGACGGGGTAGAGATGCAGAAGGCTTGTTACATATATAACTGGAAACTTGGCATCTATACAGTACATATTCATAACAAAGAATGA